GGATTTCGCGTCGATGTCATCAAAGATTGTGTAGTGGTTATCGGATTTCGCGTCGATGTCATCAAAGATTGTGTAGTCGAAATCAGCGGAGATGAGGGCGCCAATGTCGAAACTGTATAATCAGGCGTTGAAGTTGCGTGTTCATTTATATTCGCAATGGATTGAATTTTTGACCTAGGCAAATTCTTCCCTTTCGCATCCGCCTCCTCCTTTGCTTCCTGGATATCAAACCCTTCAGACAAAACGCCGGTTTTATGAAACAGACGCAAAAACAAATATAAAAATAAAATAAAAATCACGACGATAAGTACCTTCCTATAAAATTTCATGTAATAAATTATATTGCGATAATAATATAATAACATTATATATTAATCATTTAACATGCCTGGAGGATTACTAAATATTGTATCAGTTGGAAATAACAATTCTATATTAACTGGAAATCCGAGTAAAACCTTTTTCCGAGTTACGTATTCTAAATACACAAACTTTGGGTTACAGAAATTTCGTATCGATTACGATGGACTTCGCGATCTCCGGCTCACTGAACCGTCCGTCTTCACGTTTAAAGTTCCCAGATATGCCGATTTATTAATGGACACCTATTTGGTTGTTACATTACCGGACATATGGAGCCCGCTTTATCATCCATGCAATCAAGACGGTTTACGATGGACGCCTTATGAATTTAAATGGATTAAAAATTTAGGATCTCTCATGATAAAAGAAATCGAGATTACGTGCGGATCATTAACGCTTCAACGATACACAGGCGAATATTTAGCCGCCATGGTCGACCGCGATTTCACAGCAGAAAAGAAGGACCTCTTCAATAAAATGACAGGAAATGTTCCCGAATTTTACGACCCAGGTAATGTTGACGGTCGCGCAAATACTTATCCTACCGCGTTTTATACGACATCATCAAATGGCGCAGAGCCCTCTATTCGCAGCCGAAACTTATATATTCCGATCAATACTTGGTTTACACTGAATTCGCAATGCGCGTTTCCTTTAATTGCTTTACAATATAATGAACTAGTGATTACAGTTACGATGCGACCCATTCAAGAATTATTTCAAGTCCGTGATGTCTTTGATTTCCAAAACATGTATCCTTACATGCAACCAGATTTCAATCAATCTCAGTTCCAAATGTATCGCTTCTTACAAACACCGCCTGCTGTTATTTTGGAAGCAACCGCATATATTAACCAGGTTTCCACTTGGAATGCGGACATACATCTATTGGCAACATACTGTTTTTTATCCAAAGAAGAAACGCAGGTATTCGCATCGCAGGATCAAGTTTATTTGGTAAAAGACGTATTCCAATACAATTTCAATAATATTACGGGTAGTCAAAAAGTCAAACTCTTCTCGAACGGCATGATCTCCAATTGGATGTTTTATTTCCAACGCAACGATGTCAATTTAAGAAACGAATGGACCAATTATACCAATTGGCCCTATAGTTCTATTCCCGGGGATATGGAATTGGCGACAACAGATAATGCATTGGAACCAAGCTTTAAATTCGGTCCTGGAATTGATTTATTCGATGGAAAGAACACGGGTGTTTATATCACAGGTGATTATAAGACAATCAATCAAAAAGAGATTTTACAAAGCATGGGCATCTTATTAAATGGCGATTATCGCGAAAATCTATTAGAAAGTGGTATTTATAACTATGTTGAAAAATATACGAGAACGCAAGGATCGGCCACCGATGGTCTATACTGTTATAACTTTTGTCTGAACACTAGTCCGTTTGAATACCAGCCTTCCGGTGCCATAAACATGAGCAAATTTAAAACCATCGAGCTCGAAATCACCACATGCGCGCCCACGATTGATTTGGTAAATTCCAGTTTTGATGTGATTTGCGACTTATCGGGAAATCCCGTTGGTATTCGAAAATCGAACTGGCAGTTATACGAATACAATTATAACATGACACTATTTGAGGAGCGCTATAATATTCTCTCCTTTATCTCAGGAAATTGCGGAATGTTATACGCAAGGTAAAAAAATTTACTATATATTAGTATATTATAGTAAATGAATGCCGATAATACTTCAAAATGGAAAAAATCATTTAGTGATACGGACAATAGCACATTAAACGAAGATAATGATTTCCAAACCAAGCATATGATGCATAAGATTGGTTCCGTGAAAAAGAAGAAGAAGATGAAAAACTATAAAAACATTCCTGTGTTACAAAGCATCCATGATACTGATCCAGAGGAGATAAGAAAAATACCTATTATGAAATATTCCGAAGGATTTGAAGATAAAGCGAACGCAAAACCTATTATAGAAGGTGCAAGGGGCGACATCAATGATTTTTCGAATTTAGATGATATTAACGCGGTTATACATGACAACGGAATAACTTACTACGGTATTCCCGATGGACCCGAATTTTGGGACGGTTTAGATGAAGGCGATGAAGGGCAAAATGCAAAGGATCCTAGAAAGATGTTAATCGACGCATTAAATGCCGCATATAGAGCAGTAAACAAGTTTAATAGAGACAACGCAAAATATATTGCCGATAATCTATCGAGAGATCCAATAACAAAGGCACCGACCGCAACAGACGCCGACGTTACATTATTACAAAAATATATATCTTATTTCGAATCCATAATATGCGCATATTTTTTTGCATATAATATCGTGTATGTTTCGATGTATATTGACGAAGAAGGACAGCGCATTCAAATACCAAGACTTACGAGTAATTTTTTTAAAGACTATTCAACAAAAGCCGCGTCGGCTACACTAGGAATGTCATATGTTGCGAAAGCAATAGTTTTCTTTATGAATTATGGTCTATATTTTTCGGATATTATGCAAACACTGATATTGGATGTTTTGCCCGAATATTTTCTTATATTTTTGAATGCGCCCGCATACATGATTACCGTATTTATATGTCTTATTTTCGTCATTGAAAATATGGTTCCTTTTATGATACAGTTTTTTACGGACGTTATTATGTTGAATACCACAAACAGCTTTGTAAATATGATGTACTTCTTTGTCATTTTTATGTATATTATTGAATGTTTCGGCACGTTTGATGTAAGAACGTTTACTTATTCTGCAAATAACCTGATGTGGTCGCTGATGAACCCACTCACTAGTTTAATATTGGGAATTTTACAGTTTATTATTGTTATCATGATTAGTGTTCCTGTCGGCGCAGTTCTCTGTTTTGCACTTTTTATATTTTACGCCTTCAGTATATTTTTATACCCAATTACCGTGTTTAAATTTGAAAAGTTGTTTTACGTGTTTGGTATGTTCGAAAACATAGATAAATACTTGAAACGATCGTTTCAATTGAATTTTGATCCAAATGATGAAGATCTTGATATGGTGCAAAAAACACAAGTTATATTTACATTCATCTTTGATTTCGTGAACTCGTATATTTATTATATTGCAAATATCGTAATGCTTTCCTTTTCTACGAAAGATTATAGTAGTATGATCAATTCTAAGTTATTAAGAACAAATCTGTTGCTCATTAATAGTTCACTCTTGATGATGTTTATTGGTTTATGTATCAATGGGTTCTTCTCGAAAATAAAGGTTGATCGCAAAATTAGTCAACAAGACCTAGAATTGAGAAAGAAAGAAAAAGAATTTTATGAAGCTCAATATAGAGCGCGACAGGAAAAAAATAAGGCGAATTTGGGCGCAACTGCTATTCCTCCAGATTTAATGGCAAATCATCTTACAAAACGATTGCCCATTCCTTCTGGAATAGAGAAATTAACAAACGCAATACCTGGGTTTACAAAATTCGATAAAATGGCTTCGGCGGTCACTGATGCTATTCCTAGTAAAAATCTTGGCGACATCGCGAGTAAAATTCCTAACATTCCTGCCGACATTTCTTCGCTTCCGTCAATTGCGAACATGAAAGGCAATCCTTTAGAGGCGGCCATGGGGGCTATTCCATCTATAAATAAGATGAAAGGCAATCCTTTAGAGGCGGCCATGGGGGCTATTCCGTCTATAAATAAGATGAAAGGCAATCCTTTAGAGGCAGCCATGGGAGCAATGCATGAGATCGAAACGATGAAGGCAAATCCACTGGCCGCTGTTTCTTCGGCGTTTCCTGGAATTCCCGACCTTAAGAACATAGTGAAATAATCTCTACGTTTGATACGTAAAATAATTTAATGATTATAAATATATAAAAACATTTATATTCATTACATAAATGGGGAAGAAAAATAACAATAACAAGTTACCGTTTGTGAGTGTATGTACTCCCACATTTAACCGTAGACCTTTCATCCAAAACATGTTCCGTTGTTTTCAAAATCAAAATTATCCCAAGGATCGCATTGAGTGGATTATTGTAGACGACGGCACAGATAAGGTAAAAGACTTGATTGATAAATCCGGCATACCTCAAATAAAATACTTTGCTCTTCCTGAAAAGTTACCTTTAGGAGCAAAACGCAATTTCATGCATAAACAGACCAAGGGATCGATCATTGTCTATATGGACGACGATGATTATTACCCTCCCGAACGTATTTCTCATGCGGTGGAGCGTTTACAGGGAGATAAAAACGCTCTTTGCGC